CGGGCCGCAGGACGCAGGACCGAGAGCCGCGAACCGTGCAACTTGGCCGCTAAACCACCGTCAAACAAAAATACAAGCCTCGTAGAGGGGTCGTGGACCAAGAAAAAACTTACACCGCCACACCGCGTATGCCCCAGATGCCAAGCAATCTGGGATTTTGAGATGGTAAAGCGGTCATTCTTGGTAATTTTTAGTTCAGCCCATACCGGCACACCATCCATGCACAGATATACGTCCGGCATCCCTTCACCGGCACGGTTCTCAATCCGCTGGCAGTGGGTCTTTTTCGGTAACTTCTGCCTCAATGAGTTCCATAACTGGCGTTCTGTCCGAGGCATCTTCAACCCTCTTCATATTGTCAAAGGCATGTGGGTGTCGTTTGCGGAGATCATCGAGTCGGGCGACGATCTCTTCCCGCGACAGTTGATCAAGCTGGTGGATGTGGTTCTGTTCCCGCCGGTCTATGGTCAAGCCACCGAGAGCGGACCTGATCTTCTCGGCATTGATGGCGGCAGAGAATTGACCGGACTCTTCTGCACCGCGCGACAGTTCGTCAAGGCGTTTGAGTTGACCGACAAGGGTCACGCCGTATTTGCGCTCCCGCTCTTCCCGCAGTTCTTTGATCAGATCAGTGACCAAAGGGTAGGACGTACCATCCAGCAGTTTGTATGCGTGTTGCTTGGCAGCGTCGGGCGAGTATCCAGCCAGTCTGGCACACTCGGCATTACTGTATCGCCCCTCGACGTAGTACCTAGCAAACTCTCGTTGCCTGTTGGTCAGGCCAGCGGTCTTCTTTGGCAAGGTAAGCCCCCTATAGGTTTTTCTGTGGGTTTTTGTTTTTCGCAGTGCAAAGGGTCGCGCGAGCGGATTTGCTCGCTATCAAGTGTACTGAACGTACCGAAGTGTACCGAGATTTTCCAAGTAAATTCAATGCTCAGTACACTCGGAACACTCGGAACACCATTTCCCAAAAATTTTTTCCAAAAACTTTTTCGTACAGAAAAAGCTATAGGAGCTAACCCCTCAAACATTTTCTCTTGTGTAACATGGGATAATATGAGACGATCCTCAATGTTGGTTCTACATGGGACTATATAGGTCCAAGGACCAAGGTTCAAGTTTCACGGAGGAGAGAAGCTATGTTTGAAATTTTCATCAAGTGCCGGAAGACCGGCAGTGTCTATCAGAACGATCCAAGTTTCGAGACTCGCGAACATGCGATCTCTTGGGTGATGGCTGACTGGCATACATGTGCCAGCGAGGTAGAGGATTGCCGAGGCTATTTCGAGGATCGCTATTGTTATGTGATCCGCGAGATCAACACCCGCGCTGAACAGATCGCGGCCTACGAGGCCATTCGCGATTGTCCTGTTCAGCAAATCCCCTGCGCTCTGATGCGCGAAGTAAAAGACAGACAGTATGTTTGAGGAGGACGACATGAAAAAGCAGAACGAGATCATCGAGAATCTGAAGGCCATGACCGAGGCACTGGGTGGCGAGGTTGAGGTTACGCGGTATCGCTACATCAAGGAGGCGATTGTCGAGGCCAAGTTTGGCGGGGCCAGCAACCTGATGATCAACATCGGGCCGCGTGGTGGCATCAAGTATTGCTCTTGGTTCGTGACTGCCAGCGATGGCGTCTGGTCTGTCCACCATGACGACAAGCGGTTCACGGGCATTCGTAATGCCGACGAGGTGGAGAAGTTCTTTAGCCGCGTTCAATTCTATGCAGTAAGGGAGGCAGCGTGATGCCGAGATATTTTGCGAAACAGGAGGTGGTCAGCAACGGGCTGATCATCTCGACGAGCACCACTCACATGGTGGACAGCATCGACAAGTTGAAGAAGGTGATCATTCGCAACCGCGATTTCCTGCGGAAGAAGATGAACACCGAGTTGGAGGATTTTTCTAATCGCGTCCGCGTGTATCGGTTCGGGCGTGATGAGTTCAATCAGATGCGGGCGATACCGCACGGCATCTACGAGGTCGATGAGTTCGTGGATATGGGTGAGAAGTGGGCCACGGTCACGCGGACCAAGCGCATGTTCATTGATACGGAAGGAGAGTTGACATGATTAAGGTTGAGTATTCGGCGTCCACTGGTGCGCCAATGGTTACCATCTCATCCAGCCCAACGTGGGATGCGTGGGCTGAGATTGCCGAGGCCGTGTGGGTCACGGCACTGGAGGGCGGCTGCAATTACTGGATGGACTACATCCACATTCGCCATCTGGAGACGAGTGCCCCATACGACAAGCTGCCGGAGGGCCGGTACTGGAGTCTGAAAGACGGTGGCGACATCGTCAAAAATTTCAGCATCGCGGTTCACCACAACGCTGACGACTGGCCGTCCAGCACATCCGAGGTTACCGAGGCCAAGTCATTTGATGTGGTCACGGTGGGCATCAACAATCTGCCGCCGGAGATCAAGCTGTCGATTATGAATCCATACACCTGTGACATCGACGCCGAGATTGCGGACCAGATCGTGCAGACAGGTTTGTTCGGGAGTGCGGTCTATGGGTGAGCGTGTTCGAGATGGCGACTATGTTCTGGCTGACGGAGCGGCGTGGCTTGAGGTCAAGAATTTTGCGATTCGCGTTTGTTCAACAGACGAGGGTGTCGTGGTTGATGTTTACAAAAACGGCGACGAAATGAACGATCCTATCGCCAGCACCTATGCATTCGATCAAGAGGTCGAGGAGACAACAGATGACTAACCGAGTTCGAGTGGCACCACCTTGGGTGCGTGGCGGTGCAAAGCACGGCAGTCCCAAGGACCGAGGTTCAGCGGACAGGTATTATGGTCGGCGGTACAACCCGCATTGGGAGTGGTACAGCGATCATGGTTGTCAGCGCATAGACTCTGAGCACATGACTGTCGAGGAGATTGCTGAGTACAACGAGGGCTGGCATGGCGAGACAGGCGAGAAGGTCTGGTTCGAGCCGGAGCCGAGGGAGGACTATTGAAATGAAGACGTATGAAGTGACGATTCGCGCGACGGTGACGAAGACGTATGAGGTTCGTGCTGTGGATAAAGAGTCAGCGGAGGATTTGGCTCATGACATGTTCACTGTGTCTTGTGAGGGGCCGGAGAAGTATCAGCAGGACACCCTTGAAGTAGAGGAGGTAAGCTAATGGCGAGGATCATTGAGGCCGAGTACCATGTACAGGCCACACATTTCTGGGAGATCAAGGAGATTGAGGGGTGGCCGGTTGATGACGAGGGCCAGCCGCGTGATATCAAATCGGCACATGACTTCTACATTAAGTGGGGACTGCTGCATGTGCAGTGGGACAAGGATGGTCACAGGTTCGAATACGAGCCGACGAGCGAGGAGAATGGTGACGGCATGGACTACAAGTGGCCGGACGCCGAGTACGTCGATGGCGAGAGGTTGGACTGATGGAAGAACTACCGCTCGACCATGAGCCTAGCCTCGACCATTGGGCGAAGGGTATCGCCGACGAGGACGTAGCCACCGGCTACCACACAAACTGGGATCATGCCTATGAAGAGGCATGGCACGGGTTGGATGCTGAATACAACTACACCTACGAGTATCAGGGAGAGAGGGTAGAGTGATGAAGAAGGACATCTTGACGGTTCGTTTTATTATGGAACGCGAGTATTGGGTTCAGCCCAAAACAGACGGTCTTGGGGCTTTTGACCTTGGCGACATGATGGTGATGAGCGGCCACAATGTTAATGACACGCTGAAACACGAGTCCGTCTTTGACAAGCCTGTCAGTGCGTTTCGTCCATTCAAGGGCATCCACTTACATGATGCCAATCTGTACAACATCCAGAATTTTCACGACGAACCAGAGCCGTGGCTTCTGAGAGAGATGCACGAGGTTTTGGGTGATTTGTCTGGCACAGGATATTAGGGAGAAGAGTGATGGGTAAGGTAAGTGATTGGCTGATCGGCATGGAAGAAGATGCCGCGTGGATGAGCCGAGATTCGTGGGCCGCGAAGCACGGTGCGACGAATCTGCGAGTCTATGACGAGGTGCAAGAGGACATGACAGGTCAGCGTTCTCCGACGCCTGAGATGTTGCAGGAACAGATCAACAAGCTGGAGGAAATATTCTGTGGGAAAGGCTGACCCCAGACTGATGCATGTGGCCGACGAGGTTCGTCGGCTCATGCGCGAGTTCGGTGATCTCTGTTTTGACGAGGCACCGCAGGATGAAATCGATGCGGCTTGGCGCAGGTACAAATCCGTCAAGCGGCTACAGCAGGAGGGGG